CGTTATAGCCCCCATTGAACCCCAATTTGTAACTGAATCTAATACTGGCATACCAGCAAGAGAGTTGTAAACAAGCGGAGCAGGTGCGGCAGGGTCTAGTAATTCTCCATTCCCAACAGTAGCCATTATTTGAGATGAATAAGAATACATTCTTTTTTCTGCATAAACACATTGAGCCTGTGTTGGCCATCCTGCAACACCAGATATATCGCCAGCACCTTCGGAACCATCAAGTCCCATGTCTCTTAGGTCTTCCATTTGGTTTACATTAGTTATGACACCACTTGCTGGGCCAAGGTTTGTGTTGTTTAATGGTCGAGTAAAGACGTAAATGTATTCTTCAATTTGGTCAAAGTTGTTTCCATTGTTACTATAGCCCAAAGGAACGGGTGAAGTTCTTTGCACGGAAATTTCGACTGGCAACATTACGTCATTGTTCATGACCATGTGGCTTAAATCTAATCTGTCGTACTGAATAAAAGAACCAGTACCAGCATTGTTGATAGTAATTGCATTAAGAAGCTGACTTTGACCGTTACCCGTAATTGTCAGCGTTGCAGGATTGTTTACAGCAGCAGGTCTGGTAATACCCAAATCAAGGCCACCAAAATCGATGTCAATAAGTCTAGTGTCTTTGTCGATTATTCGTGCCATGTAGTTTACCTCTTATTTTTGCGTTGTTCTCTTCGGAAAGCGGCACCCATCTTCTTCAAGTCTAGGCGTCCTTTTCTGGCTCCTGACTTGAACTTAATTTGTTTCTTTTTGTTCGCCATGTACTTCTGCCACGCAGACTTAGCACGCTTAACACCAGACTTAACAACTTTAGCACCAGCCTTCCTTGCTACCTTCTTAGCCTCTTTCTTTGCGCCCTCGACAAAGAGTTCTCTTAACTCTTCGAGAGTGCCTTCAACCTTAACCAGGTAAATCACCTCAAGCGACGTTACCAGTCTGAGTTAGTACAAGTGCCATGTAATCCTTAGCAGATGGTGTAACTATACGGCCTTTCATTCTAAGAGTAAAGTCTAGAGCGTTTGTGCTAGAAGAACGTGCAAAGATAGTTTTGCTTACAATCAGTGGAGTTAGTGAACTGAAACTCTCCTGATGATACATTGCTAGAGTTGCATTATCGAAAGTTTGTCGAGCAACGTACAAAGAAGTACGGTCACTATGACTAACAAACGCACCAATGTTCGAGTCTGCAAGTTGAAACAATGCTTCTGTATTTGCAGGGAATGCAGCTGTAGGGTCTAAAACAATGTCAACTTCATGAACTTCAAATGCTTGATTGTCTGCAATGTCCACGTAGTCTGTTAAATCTAATGCTGTGTTACCGGCTGCTCCGGCTGCTAGTTCGATGTAAATTTCAAAATCCTTAGATGATGCTTTTGCCATAGTTTACTTTTGATACTACTAGGTACTTATACTATACTAATCTCATAACTTGAACAGGTGGGCTGACGCATAGTCCACTTCCCCCCCGCAGTGGACTGTTTCTCAACCTTATTCTCAGATAGATATATATGTAGGAAGCCTCTAGGACTATACATGGCGGAAACAATCACCATAGAAGCGAGCGAGTTGCAACAACTCTTGAGTTGGGCAATACAAAACAACGAACATAAATCAAACCTGTATCAGGAGTTACATTACATTCTCCACAACTACGAAAGGAGCGGACTACAATGAATCGTGTTACGAGAATTTTTTATCTTGCAAAGACCAAAGAAGAATTGGTTGATTTAATTGAAAGATTGTTGGAGGAGGAAAAATGAAGTGCCAATATTGTGGTAAACATAGTGGCACAGTTTCAATTTGTTCATATGAATGTGAACAGAAATTGTGTGACCTCTTGGAGGAGGAAGAATGAGAAGAAAAAACAAAGTTTGTCTAGGTTGTCGTAGGTCAATAGAACCGCCTCGATTACTTTCTAGGTGTATGACTCAAATAGTGACTAAAAGATGGACAGGATATTGTATCAATTGTTGTTGTCTTAATCATATTAGAGGAAAGGAGTGTTAAGAATGAAAAAAGCAACGCTATACACACTTGATGTGTCGATGATACAAGAATTGAACCGTAAGAAGCCGAGAGGTCAAAGGAGTGCGTTTGTTAACGCGGCAATCCGCGCTCGATTAGATGGTGAATGGGAATTTCAACTTGATGATGTACCTAGAAATAAATTAGTTGCTGTCTTATTGAATAAGCTTCAGCAGGAATCTAACTATCAAGATACTCCTTTAATTCTAATGCTTAAGGAGTTGCTACAATGAAATGTTTCAAGTGTGAATCTAAGTGTATTACAGAATACATTCACAAGCAAGTAGGTAAGCAAAACAAGATAGTTGCAGTACAAAAAGTATGCACTAATCTTCTATGCGAATGGAAATCATACCCTACTAAAATACCTGAATCAATCAATTGACCTGTATAGTTGCCATGCAGACCTAGCGGCTTTTCCTAATGGACCACCAACAAACATTAGTCCTACATCTATACCAAAATACAGTACGTCTTCACCTGTAACGTTGTAAGTAATACTGCCTCTGGGTCTAGCCTCTTCAGCGGCTTCTTGTCTTTCAGTAATACGTCCTTCAAGACCAAAGTAATACGCATCGCTTTTGTTCATTGCTTGATAACGTAAGTCATTAAACACTTGAAGCTTAGACCTAGAATCAAGGTATTGTTGACGCTCTGCTTGCCAGTCTTTGTACTTCATGCAGTTGGACCGTCCTCTGCTGTGTTGTTCATAGCATTGGCAACTCGTGTAAGGTATTCGCCTTCACTGTAGTCTGGGTCTTTGCATAAGAAGCGTACACTAACTGGCGGCCATCTGCATTGAGAATCTCCTGCTAATCCCAAGTTAATTATCTCAGGAATTGCGGGCATTGTTTGCGTTCTATTCAATACAATACGGTACACGTGGAGGTTTGGTCCCGTTATAGCCCCCATTGAACCCCAATTTGTAACTGAATCTAATACTGGCATACCAGCAAGAGAGTTGTAAACAAGCGGAGCAGGTGCGGCAGGGTCTAGTAATTCTCCATTCCCAACAGTAGCCATTATTTGAGATGAATAAGA